CACCAGCCGCATTCAGCGCATGGTTCAGGAAATGGGCTATCGCGAGGACGAGCGTCAATCGATTCTGCAGATGCTCAAGTACGGCGTCTGCCTGAACTTCCCTGCTGAGGACTTCTACCGCGAGAAACAGATCTACCTCGAGAACAAGAAGGAGGTTGAGCGCACGATCAAGGAGGGTGTTCGATTCGAGATTCCTCACCCAAGCCGCATGTTCTACGACCTCAATAGTCGTTTGAGCACGGCCAACACCGACACCGGAATCGAGTATGCTGGCTTCTGGAACGTGCTTCGGTACAAGGACGTAAAGAACAACAAGCAGTTCTGGAACACGGAGAACATCCAGTTCAAATACGGAAGCTGGGTTGAGTCGAAGTACAATTTCTATCGCGAGATCAACCCTTGCATGCTCAAGTTTCCGGACCCAACGGCGTTCAGCCCGGGAGCCGGTGACTCTGATCGTGTTCGCGAGGCGTACCGGTACACGACCAATCACCAAGACGAGGGTGTCACAGTAGTCAGCTACTTCCAGAAGCTCATCCCGTCTGAGTGGAACCTGTTTGACTACGATAACCCCGTGTGGATGCGATTCATCCATACCGGATCTCACACTGTCAGTCATGCTGTACCGCTGGCCTACAACCCGCTGGTTGCCTACCTCTATGACGCGGACATGGGCAACGCCCGAAACTCCTCGCTCGCGCTGGAGATTCTTCCGTTTCAGGACCATCTGTCCAACATGCTCACCCAGTACATTCTGACGGTGAAGCAGAACCTGGAGCGAATCGTTTTCTGGAACTCGGATGTCGTTGATCAGAAGTACATCGACATCATCAACAACCTCGGTGAGAAGAAGTACCGCGGCGTCACGTTCGTGCCGTATTCCAAGCGCGAACTCAGCTGGCAGCAGCAGTCTGAGCGTGACGCATTCACGCCTGTCCAGTTGCCTCAAGGCTCTTCTGGCGAGATCGCAAGCGGCGTGAACCAGTTGCTCTCCATGATGGAGCGCGTACTTGGGTTCTCGCCTCAGGAGGTCGGGCTTCCTGCCGCTCACGAGCAGACGGCCCAAGAGGTTCAGATCATCGCCAGCAACACGAGCAACCGGCTGGAGCTTACCGGCAGTTTCATCGATGCAGCCATCAAGGCCCGCAAGAAGCTCCTTTACGAGGCCTTCTTGGCCTACTCAGACGACGAGGTGCTTGCTGATGTCGCTGAGGTTGACGAGGTGAAGAAGCAGACTCTCGACAAGATGGGCTTCAAGGTGGATGAGCCTGAGGGTCGCAACACGACTGCTGGCATTCGCGGCAGCAAGGACGCCCTCCGAGTCGACGGCTTCTCGAGTGACCGTGAGGGCGCTGATCGTATCGTGGATGCCAAGTTGGCCGGAACCATGATCCAGACGTTCCAGTCTATTTTTGCGAACCCGGTGCTTGCCCAAGCTGCCGGACTCGATCAGCTGGTCGACCTCTTCAATCAGGTGCTCGTCTACAGCGGTGCGCCCAAAGATTTCCGCCTGCGTGTTCAGCCTCAACAGGAACAACCATCGCCCGAGGAGGCTCAGCAACAGCAGGCGGCCCAAGAGCAGCAACAGGCTGCTCAGCAGCAGCAGATACAAGAGCAGTTGGCCCAAATGGCCAGCCAGATTGTGGACGGGAAGCTGATGGAACTCAGCGAGGGTCTTCGGACCAATCTGGTGGAGCCAATGCAGGTTCAGTCGCAACAGACCACACAGGCAATTCAACAGCTTGCCCAGCAGCAGGATCAACAGAGTCAGGCGCTGGTAAGGCTGTTTCAGATAATCCAGTCGGCACAGCAAGATCCCAATGTTGGAAGTCCAAGTCAGGTCGCTGGAGGCTACCCAGTCGGGCAAGCTCCAGAAGTGGCTCCTGTCCCCGGAGTACTACCTCCTCAGGCAGGCGTTGTTGGCTGAGGTCACTGTTCTGCAGGCAACTGCATCGAACGTCATCACGAGAAATGCTGATGCAATCCGCGCCCAAGCGGGGCTGGACACTCGTGCGTCTCAGTCGCTCACCCAAGCAGCGCGTCTTCAGACGTGCCTAGACATTCTCGCAACGGTGTCCTCAGAGGGATACCAGTTCAAAACCGCAGAAGTGCATATCACGGACAAGCATGACAACTGAACAACAGCAATCGCAAGACGCAGACCAGACAGGGCTCGGGCAGATGAATGCTGCCCGCAGCGCACCGGCCGAAAAGTCGCCGGCAGAAACCGCAGCCATGAACGAAGCCGCCAAAGAGGCGAGCATGATGCTGCTGGACAAGCTGCTCGGCGAGGAGAACCAGCAGCAATCCGAAGATGTTCAGAAGGCTGCCGAGGAATCCGGAAACCAGGAGTCGACTCCGAAGAAGACGGATGAAAAAAAGCCCGTAAAAAAGGCTGAAAAGAAGCCTGAACCGAAATCGGAACAGAGGACTGTTGAGAAGTCCGCACCCAAGGCTAACGACGAGGAATCCGAAGATCTTTCCGAAGATCCTAAACCGCGCCGGAAAATCTCGGCCGAGAAGATCACTGAGATGGCCAGCAAGGCGGCCGCGGAGGCGACTGCTGAAACGATTCGGCAGATGGAAGAGCGCCGCCTCGAGGCTGAGTACGCCCGGAAGCAGGAGGCTGCACGCCGCAATGAAGAGGTTGAGATTCCAGAAGAGTTCCGTGATGAGGTTGACCGTCTTCGCGAGGTTCAGAAGCTCCACCCGAACGACTACAAGGGCCGCGATCTCACCAAGGAGTTCCTTGAGAGCTCCAAGAAAGAGCGTGACTACGAGAAGAAGTGGCGCAAAGAGAACCCGGGAGTTGAGTTCGACTGGGAAGACGAGGAGCACTCCGACTTCGTTGATCAAAACGCTGTAGAGGTGGATGAGCGCCACCTGAAAAATGCTGAGCGTTCCATCATCAAAGAACAGGCGATCCAAGAAGCTGAGGAGCGGTTCGCCAAGAAGTACGGACAAGACATCGAAGAGGTCCGCCGATCCCGCGCTGAGGCTCAGCTTGCACCGATACGCCAGCAGGTTGATCAGATGGCGTCTCAGAGCCTCCTTGAGGTTCTGCGGCCTGATCTGATCGAGACGTTCGCGACCGACAAGGCCAAGGTCGTTGAAGAGATTAAGAACGACCCGATCGCAATGGAGGCTGTGGCTGCTGTCGAGCAGTGGAGTTTACCAGCCCTTGATGCCGCTGTGCGCGTCATTAACAACCCCAACAGCTACAACAGCAAGTCGCCTGAGGTACAGCGATTGGTAGACACCGCGATGCACGTTGAGAAGGTGCTTTCATCGGTCCCGCGCGAAGAGCGCCCTGTAGCAGAAGATGGTCGCAAGTTTTCAACGATGCGCGACTACGCAAACATGCCGGCCGCACAGCGTTCCAAGTACTACACGGTGCGAGATGAGGAGTTGGTTCCGCAGCTGATCATCAAGACCGCGCAATATGAGGCAGGGCGCATAAAGTCCGACCTTGAAAATAAAGCCGAAGCGTTCGCGAAACGCATGGGCTACACGAAAACGGAGAGCAAAACCTCACAAAAGACAGAGCAAAAACAGGCTCGAGAGGCGAGTGCTCCCAGTGTCAGAGCTCAGGTGGCACAGCCTGATGCTGGCAATGATGACAACGGAAATGTTAACGGTCTCCCTAAAGCGTTTTGGCAGAGCATCGGACTGTGATGGCGTTCTGCGCAAATCAGAGCAGCACAGATTGTAAAACAGAAAATGAGCGGGCCTATTCACAAACTGGCCCGTTTAGTGAAAAGATAAGCAGCGAAAGGAATAACTGAATATGCCTATTGCAACCCCAACCGACAACCTGTTTAGCAGGTGTCTTCCGGCCATCGGGACCAACATTGAGTCCTGTGGCGCTGTGACCGCGTGCGACGCCAAGGTCGTCACGTCCGGTGATCTCGCGTCGATCTACGGATCGAACGACACCAACTACCGCATTCTCGGCAACTTGATTGCCGCGGACTTCGTGGGAAAGGCTGTCGGCGTCCGCCAGAACGGTCTCTATGACTTCCTCCAAGCCAACAAGCGAGTGATGGGCGGCAAGCGCCTGAGCGTGCAGCAGGTGGCTGGTGGTGTCTGGGAGCTCTCGCCCTTCATCAAGATGGGCCGGAAGCGTCAGGTCAACAGTGAGTACTGGACCGCTCGCGTGGTCGCTGCCACTGGTGCTACCCCTGTGCAGACCGCTGATCTCGACCTGAAGATCTACTCGCAGAGCTCCATCCCTGCGGACTCTCGCTGGTTCCCGAATGGTCTTCGGATCTTCGTGTCCGGCAAGAACGTCGCTTCCGGCAGTCCTGCCGTTGGTGACACCACCTATCGCCTTGCGTTCGTTGTGAAAGCGTATGTTAGCGCCAGTTCCGATGCTAACGGAGCGTTCGTTCGCATCACCGTCACCCCGCAGAATGCTGGTTCCGTGTTTGCGGCTTCTGGCAATGCTGCTGCGGTTCAGGCCAAGGCGAAGATCCCGGCCAACCTCGCTGCGGACGCCGTCCTCGGTCTTGTGGTGCGCGGCACTCCCAACGTCTCCGACTACGAGAGTCACTGTGCTGAGATCCCGGGCATCAACAACAACCAGCTGCTTCCGTTCTGGATCGAGACCACCCGGTACTCGATCTGCGAAGACGAGCTCACCCAGAAGTACCTCACGGCGCTTCGGGACTCGAACCCGTTCTTCAAGCAGTTTGGTGATGTTGAGACCGTTGAGCTCAACCGCCAGATCATTGAGGATTTCCAGCGCCGTCACGCCAACAGCTTCTTCTTCAACAAGCCGCTGAACACGAACCAGACGCTGGCGAACTACAACAACCTCCCTGCGATCAATGTGCCCACCGGCTCTTTGAACCTCGCTGTGGACGGTCGCTGCATTGGTCGCAAGGCCAACGCCACCGGCATCTACGAGCAGCTGGGCGAGTGCGGTCGCGTGTACGACATGGAGGCTGACACCCTCGACCTGAACAAGCTGTTCAACACGCTGTACCGCCTCCAGCGGGAGCGCGAAGCGGCTGGCACCAAGGCCGACATCATCGAGCTCTTCACCGACTCGTTCTACGCCAACCAGTTCATCATCGGCATGGTGAACTACTTCAAGGCGAAGTACGGCTCCGACGTGTTCCGCTTGACCATGCAGTTGAATCAGGGTGGCGAGCAGGGGCCGTTCGGCTTCCGCTTCTACCGCTTCACCCTCGACTACCCGCAGGTCGAGCTCCGCATCGTCACCCACCGCATGTTCGACGACATGCTCGCTGCCCATAAGGCTGCTGGGTTCGAGACCGCTGGCCGCATGATGTGGGCCATCGACTGGCAGAACGTCTATCAGGGGATCATTGATTCCAACTCCGTCACGAACAAGACTGGCGACCTGAAGCAGCTTGCTGCTGTGGATGACAGCTACTCCTGCGTGATGAAGGTGCCGAGCCGGACCACCAAGCTGACCAGCACCACCTACACGGCGGTTCTGGAAGCTGAGACCACCAGCTTCGTGCTGGAGAATCTGGCTGCCACTGCGCCGATTGGAAACAGCGCGAACGACGGCAGTTTCTACGTCTAATCCGTGAATGCACTGGGCGGGTGGGTCTAACGGCTCACCCGCCCTTTTTGTTGGATGACTTTCAGTTGCGGCCATCAACACCCTGATCAAAATCTCGCCATGCGGTACTTTGGAAAATCTCTCGTTTACAACACCATTCAGGCGGCCGACGGGCGCACCGTCCCGTTTATCGAGGGCGCTGCTGGCATCGGTATTCTGGCCACTGAGGACGCGGTCTTTATAGCAGAACTCGAGCTCCGAATCCGCGAAAAGCGCGGCGGAATTTGGGAGATGACCCAAGAGATTTACGACGAGGAGTTAAAAAAAAAGAACGCCTCGCAATCGCTGCAGCCGTCGTTAACCAGACAGGGTCTGACTCTGGCGGTGGTTCAAGCTCAGGCACAACTCCAGTCAGGCGATCCTGCTGCGGCCGTGGCTCCCGCGTCTAATAAGCCGAAGCAGGCTGATCAAACGCCAGCCGCTTCGCCGGATGAGGTCAAGGTTTCAAAGCCGACAGTCGGAAAACTGAAACGCTAAACCAGGCCACATGCCATGAGCGACATTCAAGCCAACCACATCGTTGCAGCCAAGTCCGGTGCCATGTCCATGGGTGGAATGGTCGCCATGGCGATATCGCATATTTTTAGTCTACCCAGCTGGGTTCAGATGGCCGCAGCGGTGGCCACAATGTGCGCGAGCTTCTATGCAATCCGTTTGAGCCGGGTGAACATCAGGAAGATTGAGGCCGAGCTTAAGATACTGCGAGCCAAGGCTAACCAGCTTGGGGTATCAATAGACGACTTATGAAAACATTCCTGATCACGCTGATTCTCTTCATCGCTGGATGCGGCGCTTTGGTGCCAAGCACCGCAAAGCGAACATCGTCCACATCGGAGGCTGCAGCCTCTACGCTCAAGGGGTCTGAGCAGTTCTCCAAAATCGTTACGGGTCAGAAGACTGATCCCAAAACTGCCGCAGAGTTCCATGTCGGAGGTCTTGGAAACAAGGTGAGCGTGACGATCCCCAAGGTGCCTGACCAGATCCCGGCACCTCCTCAGGTAACGGTTGTCGCAGTTCCGGCGGTTCATAAAGAGGCGACTCAAGCCGCTCAAACTCAGGCGCAGCAACCGTACCGCGAGGAGGTTCACTACTCGTCAAACGTGGACGCAACCGACAAGGAAAAGACCACTGAGTCCACATCCAAGTCAGTTTCGATCCCGCTTGGTGTGAACCTGATCCTATTGGCGATCGGAATGCTGGCCGTGATTTTCGCCATCAATAGAGCTCGCAACTCCAGTCTGGCGGTAAATGCTCTCTACCAGACGTTTGACTCCGCGCTCGCTGGACAGATTAGGAGTGTTCGCGAGCGTGCCATTCTATCGACTGACAACCAGACCATCAGCATGCTGAACGCCCAGATCGCCGATCTTGAGGCACAGCGCGGAAGACTCGCACGATGAACTTCTCACAGTATTACACCGAGATCAGCGCCGCCGTCTTCCCTGAGGGCGAGGCTGAAAACCTTGTCCACGTCCACAAGCTGGCCGTGAAGGATGCGCTCATCGACATCCAGACCAAAATCCCATGCCTGCGGACCAACCACGCTGATTATGTTGGTCAGTCCTCTACGCTGTTCCATTGCGGTGCAAGCACGTTTGACACTGTAGACGGCAACATTGAGCGGATCTACACCTCTGCTCTCGATGGTGGATGCGATCCTGTTGAGGCTATGTTTGTGGACCATGAGCGCATGCTGGAAATGATCCACAGCTATCGATGCTGCCTTCCGGGTGATGCTTACGGGATGACACCTCACGCACCAAACGACGCTGTCGGTGCCCCGATCTACGCGCCCGGTAGTGCAAGCACAGACAAGGGTTATCGGACTGGACCCGATGCGCTCTATTGGTCCATCAATCGCGGCTCTATCTACCTGTTTCCATCGATTGAGAGCACAGAGCAGATTGTTGTTGAATGGAACGGCATTCGACGTGTTTTCATAGACACGACAGCGATTCCTGCAACCCTTCATACCCGCGACGTCATGCAGGCGGTTGAAGTCTACTTGGATGCACAAGTGGCTCGCCGCGAGACCAAGGACATGAGCGACTACCAGACTGCGAACTCGCTGTACACGAGCGCGATTTCACAGTTGGCCTATGACTGCCGCAAATCTCAACAGTCGGTTCGCAGCCCCAAGGTGATGACCCCCGATGTATGCTGACGGTTAATGTTAGGCCTCCTTTAGCTTCTCATGCACGCCTCTCCGGTAGACCGCTGAGGTTCTACTCGCCAGCGGCAGACCCATCCTCCGGTTATGGTCGCCTTGCTGAGGCATGTGTGCAGGCGATCAATGCGGTGCATGTGTCGCCGCTCGATTACCCAGACATGGTTCTATCAGATCCGAAAGCTGCATTAGTGTCACCAATTCGGTTCACGATGTGGGAACCGACTCAGCTTCCACCAACCGCAACTGGATTCATGTCTTCAAGGGCTCTGATCGTGCCATGTAAGATGAATGTCCGCGTCTTCAGGTCCAGTGGGTATCGAGGAATGATCCACACGGTTCCGCTTTGGGGTGAGTCACAGTGGGCTCCAATGCCGGCGGATGACGTATTCAAGTTCATTTGCATCGGAAGAGACAACTCTGTCAGGTCTCGCAAGGGGATTGACGATCTCATCGAGTTGTTTGGATTGGCTTTCCCAACTGAGAAGGACGTGCGACTGACGGTGAAGAGCAGCCCGCATTGCCAATCCAGAGAACCTTCAGACAAGCGTATCACTGTAATCAGGGATGACTTCACTCGGTCAAAGTACGAGGAGATGCTCGCCGATCATCACTGTGGTGTATTCCTGTCTGGTCTGGAAGGATGGAACTTCCCGGCATGCGAACTTATGGCGACTGGTCGCCCGTCGATCATCGTACCATGGGGAGGTCCGGCAGACTTCACCACGCCTGAGACATCGTGGCATCTGCCGTTCACCATGGTTCAAGCGCCAAACGACATTCCGTACCTTGGGGTTGGTCAGGGTGCAAAGCCAACCAAAGATGGCGTCATCTGGGCGTTGCGCGATGCGTACAAAAATCGAGATCTCGTGCGGGATAAAGCGGTTAGGTCATACGAGATGGCGACCAAGTTCACCAAGGCCAAGTTCATGGAACGACTCCGTGTTGTCGCACTGGACATTCTCAGTAGTGTTTGATCCATGGCATCCAACGCCAAGGCAACCCTGATCAAGCGGTTGGCATCGACCCCTGGAAGGGGGAATGGTGCCAATACCGGCTTGGGGACCGCTGACGTTGTCATCCCAGACTTTCCGCAGCTTCCGCAGAAGCTGAACGACGCAACGGTCAGGGAGTTCTCGGAGTCCATAAACCGGTGGCGCATAAGTCTTCAGGCGCAGTTCCCTGTCCCGACTTCGCAATCATCAGCCGCTGCAGAGGCTCAGTCCGCTGACGTTTCTGATCAGATTTCCAGTGCGCTTCAGTCAGCAGTCGCCAGCATCAATTCTCAAATCGATTCGCTCAACCAGTTGATCGTGTCGAACACGACCAATCTGCAGAGCCAGATAGACGCTATCGACACAAGTGTTGGCGACTCGCTCACAGCTGATGATGTTAAGCTGATAATCCAAAGTGCTAGATACGTTCACAATCAAGGCGTTTCGGCATCTACATGGACGATCAATCACAATCTGGGATGGTTTCCATCTGTCACAATCGTTGATCAGTCCAAGAACGTGTTCTATGGCGATGTGAATTACATCAACCAGAACACGCTCACGGTCTCTTTTTTCGCTGAGTTGTCCGGTAAAGCATACCTAAATTAGGAGTTAACATGCCCAAGTTTCTATCCATCATCGACATGTCGAACCTTGAGATTGTAAATCTCAAGATCCATAACAGCCCTAGTGCGCCATACAATGCGAACGCTGGAAAAGGGTCGCTGTGGATGGACACGTCGAGCAGCCGTCTCAACTGGAGCGATGGCACTAACTGGCAAGCTATTTTCCCGTTCGACACGCTTGCAAACGGTTCCACCGCAGTGCTTCGAGATGGTACAGGCGGTTTCTCGGCAGGCACGATCACTGCGACTCTTGCTGGTAACGCTTCGACCGCAACGAAGCTGTTTGCCACAAAGAACATTGGTATTTCTGGCACCAAGGTCACCGCTACAGCCGCGGCTTTTGACGGGTCTGCTGACGTCAACATCAACATCACGGCACTGAGTGTCGCGGCGGGCGACATCGGGCTGACCAATGGATCATTCTTGGTCGGCAACGGATCCAACGTCGCTGCTGTCACTGCCAAAAGCGGAATCCCCCTGTCCGGCTTCGGCGCTGCCGCAGCGGACGTGGCGATGGGAGGCTACAAGATCACTGGACTTGCTGACCCGACGAACGCCCAAGAGGCAGCAACTAAAGCATACGTCGATTCGACCGCTCAAGGGTTGGACGTTAAACAGTCAGTAGTCGTAGCAACAACTGCCGCACTTACGGCAACGTATGTTGGTTCTCCGACGTTCACGCTAACTAATTCAGGCGCACAGGCTGCGCTTGTAATAGATGGGCTTCCACTGTCAGTAGGAAACAGAATACTAGTAAAAGATCAGGTAGATACTTCAACGAATGGTATTTATGTAGTAACAGCTACTGGTGGAGCCAGCGGAAACTGGGTCTTGACTAGAGCTTCAGATTTCAACACAAGCGCAAAAATTAGCGCAGGTTCATTTACGTTTGTTGAGCAGGGAACCTCTTTAGGTGACACCGGATGGGTGATGACATCCAACGGCACGCCCACTCTGGACACGTCAGCGTTGATATGGTCTCAGTTTTCCGGAGCAGGCTCATACACTGCTGGCCGAGGAATTGTCCAGTCTGGGACAGTATTCCACTTTGCTCAGAACTCGAACTACACGATTGGTGACCTTCCCTACGCTACTGGAACCACAACGATCGGTTTGCTTGCGGCAGCGGCAGTTGGCAACGCGCTGATATCCAACGGGGCTGGGGCTGCGCCGTCTTGGGGCAAAATCAGCGCCTCCATGTTGGCTCAGATTGCCGGGTTGAGCATACTCGGAACGGCTTCCTCTGGGGCCTCGGTAACTCCAAGCGCAATTACTGGAACCGCAAATCAGGTTCTGCGTGTTAATGACGCCGGAAATGCCCTTGCGTTTGGGACAATCAACCTTACGAGCGGCAATGCTGTCGCCGGAATTCTTCCCGGCACGTACGGAGGTACTGGCACACAGTATGCCCAGTTCACCACTGGCGGCACCACGCTGCGCACCTATTCGCTACCGAACCTGAATTCCCAGTTGGCGGCTCAGGTGTCCGGAACGATCACCGGCAACGCGAGCACAACGGTCTTCAGCGCCGCCCACAACTTGAACACCAAGGCCGCCGTCGTCTCATTGTTCGACTCCAGCGACGACAGAGTGTATGTGGACACCAAGACATTTGATGCGAACACCGTTCGCTTCACTTTCGCTGTCGCTCCTGCCTCGGGAATCGCATATCGCTGGGTCGTCGTCGGCTACTAATCTACCTCCAGAATGAAGTTCGAGAGCCAACTGCAGATCGTCACGGCAACAACGGTTCCCCCGTTCACGGTCAATCAGACCGCGCTGGTGACAAACCTCAACGCCGACCTGTTGGACGGACAGCACGGCGCGTACTACGCGGCGGCATCGTCTCTTAGTGGATATCTGCCACTCACAGGCGGAACGCTTACCGGCACACTGACTGGTACGGTTGGCATCTTCACGACGCTCAGAGCGACCGAGCTAACCAGTCTTCTCGGAACAAATGGTCCGATCACCATCACGCCAGACGGCACCGGACACGTCCACATCAACTCGACGGACATCCGTATTGGCAAGAACAACACGAACGCCACGCTCGCAACCAGAGGCACTGGCGACCTGACACTCAGAACCCACGAGGGCTCTGCAAACGAGGGGTTTATCCGCATCTTCGATGGTGCGAACGGCAACATCGAAATCACGCCCAACGGAACCGGAACTGTTGTTGTCGGAAAGCTGTCAGGAAGCACTGCGTCGTTCAGTGGTCAGCTTACAAGCACTGTTGCCACCG